TCTACATCAATCAGTATCAATCTGTCCGAGACACGCGCGTGAATTTCGGTGGGGGCCAGCGCCGCAGCCGGACCCTTACTGAGGGGTCGTATTAATGCCGGATAGGATTGAACCCTTTAAGGTACTCTGCGGCGGGGGTTGGAACTCGAATGAGAACCACCTCCGGCTGGCTGAAATGAACCCCGGTGCGGCAACCCTGTTGGTGAACTACGAGCCGGGATTGTATGGCGGTTATCGTCGCATTGAGGGGTATGAGGCATACGACACAGACTACCCTGAAGTAGGTGCTGGTAGTGCCGAAGGGCCAATCTTGTGCGCCACGATGTTTCAAGATGATGCATCCAGCCAAAACTACGTTCTTGCGGCCCGCAAAGATATTGGGGCGAACACCTACACATTCTACAAACACGTCCCCGGAGTAGGCTGGTCTGCACTGACCACCGGCCTAACTCAGTCTACGACAGACGGTGTCCGTACTGTAAATCGTATCCGCCACGTTCAGTTTGATTTTAGCGATGGTAATAAAATCGCGTTTGTCGACGGTGTGAATAACGCCATCATCTTTGATGGATCGACTTGGTATCAATTGTCCAGTGCTGGTGCTGGGACTAGTGCGGACCCCGGCGGTCCTCAGATCGTAGACGCCCCGGCTATTGTGGATGTATTTGAGAACCATCTATTCTTTGGGGCGGATCGCGCCAGTAAGTCCGTCGTATGTTACGGCTCCCCTAACAATCCATTTGATTTTACCTCGGCGTCTGGGGCAGGCCAAATTACGACTGGTTTTAACGTCGTACAGTTCAAACCCTTCCGGGATCAGCTTTTTGTATTTGGCCCTAACTCTATTAAGAAAATCCAACCGGATGTATCGGCGGGTTTTGTAATTGAGCAGGTAACCACCAACGTCGGTTGTGTCGCTCGTGACAGTGTTATGGAGGTCGGTGGTGACCTCGTATTCATGTCCCCTGACGGTCTGCGTCCAGTGGCCGGTACGGCTCGTATTGGTGACGTTGAGATTGAAACCATTTCCGGGGATATTAAAGGCCACATTCTGGAAATGCTCAATACCCATGACCCTGATGATCTTGTGGGGGTTGTGGTTCGTAAAAAATCTCAGGCACGTTTCTTCTTTGACGATGATGCGACTGAGGTCTCAAGTTCAATCGGTATACTGGCAGGCCTAAGCCGGAACAGCGGTGAACTTATTTGGGAATTTGCAGAGACTCGTGGTATACGGGCAAACTGCGCCTCGTCTGAGCAGATTGGTAACGACGAGTACGTTCTTCATGGCGATTTTGACGGTGTTGTCTACCAACAGGAAACCGGCGAGTCCTTTAATGGAAGCGACATTGTCGCAATATATTCAACCCCTTTCCTAGATTTTGGGGACACTGAACTTCGGAAAGTGATCCACAAGGTTAATACCTTCATCCGGGCGGAAGGTCCGTTTTCCTTGAATCTGTCGGTTTCTTACGACTGGGCGGATCAGTTTACGTCAGTCCCCGCTCCATACGAGCAGACCACGACCGGAACGCCGTCCATTTATGGAGGCAGGGAAGCCACATACTCCGGTACGGACGTCCAGTATGGCGGCACATCTAAACCAGTAATGATGTCCGACGTTCAGGGGTCCGGTTTTTCCGTCCGCCTGACTTACGTCACGTTTGGGCAAACAAAACCACATTCTATTCAAGGCCTCGTAATTGAGTACGGCCTAGCAGGGAGACGATAATGGCTGGGTATACACGGCAGTCTATTGCGGATATTCTGAACGGTCTAGACATTACCGCGCCACCGTTGACAAAAGAATTTAACCAGTTGGAGGCTGCTTTTGAGTCTTCGACAGGGCATAGTCATGACGGTACTGCAGGTAATGCTCCGAAGATTGATCTGACGACGTCTGTTTCGGGGTATCTGCCAGAAGCACATGGCGGCGTTGGAGGGCTTAACAAGACTGACGCGACTACGAACCCCAGCATCACTAATGACGGCACTCAAGGGTATGCTCCCGGCTCTCTGTGGCTAAACGTGTCGTCGGATCGTGTGTTTGTATGCGTAGATAATTCTACCGGCGCGGCAATCTGGCATGTGGTGGCGGCGATAACTGAGAACAACGTCTTCTTCCCAGAGACAAATGATACGGTTGATCTGGGAAAGGCGGCGCAGCGATTTAAGAACCTGTATCTGTCTGGTGCGGCGGATATTACAGGCAATACCACTATCGGCGGCACTTTGAACGTCACTGGTACGACGACTCTTGGCGCGGTCAACACGAGTGGCGTTACGACGATTGCTACTGCCGATATTAATGGCGGCAACGTAGACAACACCATTATTGGTAATACGACGCCGAAAGCTATCACCGGCACGGTCGTCACGGCCAACACTGGATTTACTGGCGACTTGACTGGTAACGTAACTGGAAATGTCTCTGGTGATTTGACTGGTAACGTAACTGGTAATGTAACCGGCGACGTAACTGGCGATATTACGTCCGCCGGAACTAGTACGTTCCAAGATGTGACCATTGACGGCACCCTGAATATGAACGCCGCTACTACGGCGACTATCACTGGTCTGGCGACTCCGGTTAATACGACCGACGCTGCCACGAAAGGGTATGTGGATCAGGAAGTCACGGCGGTTATTGATGCGGCTCCCGGTGCGTTGGATACGCTAAATGAACTGGCTGCCGCACTCAACGACGACGCCAACTTTGCTACGACCGTAAACACCAGTATTGCGACAAAGCTGAGTAAGGCCGGGGACACGATGTCCGGGCAGTTGGATCTGGGGACGAACAAGGTCGTAAACGTCGCCACGCCTACTGCCGGGTCAGACGCCACGACTAAGTCGTATGTAGACGGGGTGGACGCCACGAAGCTGAACCTGTCTGGCGGGACAATGACCGGCAACATCGTTTTGGGAGCGAATAAGGTCACAACGACCGCTAACCCGACGACGGACGATGATCTGGCGCGTAAGGCGTACGTGGATTCTATTCTTGGATCGGCTACTGATGCAGAGACAAGTGCGGCTAACGCCGCGACGTCTGAGACTAATGCTGCGTCCAGCGAAACTAATGCGGCCACTAGTGCGGCGAACGCAGCAGCGTCTTATGACAGTTTTGACGACCGCTACTTGGGTTCAAAGTCGTCTGCTCCTAGTACTGACAACGACGGTGATCCTCTTATTGAAGGGGCGTTGTACTGGGATACGACAGCTAAATCTCTTTATATCTATAACGGTACAGCGTGGTCTGCGGCGGCGCTGGACACAAACGGCCTTGGATCGATCTCCACGCAGGACGCGAACAACGTCAGTATCACCGGCGGGTCTATCACCGACATTACCGATTTGGCCATTGCAGACGGCGGCACCGGGGCAAGCACTGCCAGCGCGGCGCGGACGAACCTTGGTGTCAACGATCCCACCATCACGATTAGCGCCGGAACGGGTCTTACGGGAGGGGGATCATTCACGCTGAATCAGGCAGGAACGGAGACTATTACGCTAAATGCTTCGGGCGGCGTTTCCTCGCTTGGCAATCTATCGGATGTGGTGAATATCTACGGTAGCTATTACCTCGGCAGCAACTCGGGTGGCGGAAGCGGATCAGCTAATGTTGCCGTGGGCGATGGGGCCTTGCGGACGGGGGATAATGACTATTGCGTGGCTATTGGTAATAGCGCGCTTGGCGACTTTTCTATGGACAATGCGCACAACAACGTCGCAGTCGGATATCAGGCCGGGAACAATGTTACAACGGGCGATGGCAACACGCTAGTAGGCGCATCTGCCGCCGGCTCTTTGGATATTGGGGCGAATAATGTTGCCGTTGGGTTTGATACTTTGAGTTCTTACACCTCCAGCAGTAACACGGTGGCGATTGGCTATCAGGCAGGCGATAATCTAACGGCAGGTTCCTGCTCACTTATAGGCTATCGCGCGGGCGCAAGAGTTACATCTGGCTTCGGGACGATTGCTATTGGCTCCGGCTCAATGGGGGCGGCGACCGGAAATTCAGTAACAGGAAACGACAATATCGCAATCGGGCGGGATTCGCTTGTTTCGGTCAGCTCTGGCAGGTCCAACATTGGTATCGGGAAAGACGTTCTCGCCAGCCTCACTAATGCCTTCCAAAACGTGGTTGTGGGCGAGAGTGCAGGGAATAGTATTACATCAGGCGGACAGAACATCTGTCTCGGGCATTTAGCCGGGTTTGGCATTACATCAGGCACCTACAATATAGCCTTGGGCTATAGTGCAATGTCTAGCGCGGCGACTGGCTCTCAAGGCCAGAATATTGCCATCGGCACTGATTGCCTCGACTCCCTTACGTCTGGGATCGAGAACATCGCTATGGGTCATGATGCAGCGGACGCCCTCACCACTGGAAACTATAATGTGGCCATTGGCGGCACGGCCTTGGGTGCCTCGGACAACGGCTACAATAACACAGTGATTGGTTATTCAGCAGGTAGCAGTGTCACCACGGGCTTTGACAATGTTTTTGTCGGCTATTTGGCTGGATATACAACGACCACCGGAGATAATGTGGTTTGTATCGGAGATACAGCTACAGCAAGTTCAGCCACCGCTACCGACGAATTCACCCTCGGCAATTCATCCATTGCCACCCTCCGCTGCCAGCAAACTTCCATCACGGCTCTGTCCGACGCCCGGTTCAAGGAAAACATCGAGGATGTGAGGCCCGAGCTTGGCCTTGACCTGATCGAAAAGGTCCGCGTGGTCGAGTTCGACTGGAATGAGCGCGACGAAGGGCTGGCGGGCAAGCATCAGGTCGGTGTGATCGCGCAGGAAATGGCGCAGATCGAGGACGAGCTTGATGCCGACTTCCTGAAACTCACCCTGCGGGAAAACCCAGAGCGTCTGGAAGCGGCTCCCGGCCAGCTTCTCCTACCGCTCATCAAGGCCGTGCAAGAGCTTTCGACCAAGAACAAAAGCCTTGAGGAAAGGCTTGCAGCATTGGAGGCAAAGCAATGACCCCTGAAGAGTATTACGAACTCACGGCAGAAGAACGGCTTGATGTCTCCGCAGAAGATGTGGCGGAAATTGAAGCCGAGATTGACCAGCACTATGCGGCGATGCAGGACAGCGTGGTGGTCATTAACGCGATGGTTGCCGAGGCCGCGCCTTATCTGGATACCGCTGAACGTCTCCGCGCCAACGTCGATCACTTGACGCAGATGCGCTCTAAGGATTTCTGGACGACTGAGGATTTCACGGACGTTGATGCAGCCATCGCCAATGGCGAGGCACGGATCGCGGAGGTTGAGGCCAGTGGGATGACGCGGCCACCGTCCGCATCCGCCGTAAACGCCGAGCGCGACCGACGTATCGCTGCGGGTTTCGACTGGAACGGGAAGACATTTCAGAGCGACCGAGACAGCCGCGAGAACATCGCCGGGGCTGCGACCTCCGCAGTGTCTTTCATCGTGTCTGGCGGTTCGCCGGATGAAGTCTACTGGCAGTCGCCGGACACGCCCTTCGTCTGGCTCGCGACCGATAATACCGAAGTTCAAATGACACCTGAGCAGGTGATCGACTTCGGCAATGCGGCGATGGCCCACAAGAAAGCCCACATCTTTGCTGCTCGGACACTCAAGGATATGGCTGAAATCCCGCAAGACTTCACCGCTGATAAATACTGGCCGTAACCTATGCCCGCCACCTTTGCCTTTTATCGCGCCGATGGGGATTGGAGAGATAAGGTAATCCGCTGTGCCACCAAACACCCTTACAGCCATGCGGAACTTCTTTATGACCCTGTTGTAGACTGTCAGGCGGATTGTATTTCTGCCAGTAAGCGTGATGGAAATAAGGTACGGATCAAGCGGATTACTTTTGAGCCGGGGCATTGGGATTTCCTTACCGTTTCAGACTTAAATCAGGATGAATGCTGGGAACGGGCTGAAGAGCATCTAGACGCACCCTATGATACTATTGGTGCTATTCTGACAGTGACTCCCATTGTAACTGCCCGTTGCGGTCGGTGGTTTTGCTCAGAGCTTTTAGGCCATGCCTCCAACATCCCGCAGCCGCATACGCTGACGCCGGGGTTACTAGCCCAAAGACTTCTTTGCATCGGCGGTAAGCTATCTAACCGAATACCAATTGGAGGCCTATAATGGCTCAATTTCTCCGTAATATTTACCAGACTGAACTAGGTCGTGATCCCGACGAGGACGGCTTCAACCACTATTTGGGGCAGTACAATAACAATGTCCGTACTCCTGAAGAGATCGCGCAAGCTATTAGTGAGAGTGAAGAAGGTTTAGCCTACGACCCGTCTGGCGGGGTGGTCTACGACCCGGCTGTTGATTACGCCGACATCTATGGTGAATATACGAGTGATTTCTATAACCCCGGAGGAAGTACCGGTGGCACTACCGCCACAACTACCGGTTCCGGGTCTGGTGGCACTACCGCCTCGACGAACACAACTACTAACGACGCAATATCGTCGCAGCTTGGAGAAGGGTTTGCAGCCCTAAATTCCACGGTAGGTGACCCTGCTCAGTCTAATCAGGTTGAGGGGTATTTCACAGACCTTAACACCAACCTGAATACCGCCCAAGAGTCTATTAATTCTCTGGATCAATCATCTGCTGAGGCCGCTGCACGAGCCGCTAAAGAGCGTGAATTGTCGTTGCTAGAAATGCAGCGGCTTCACCAGCAGGCAGGTAACCAGCGGGCCATTATCTCCGATCAGGTCGCACAGGAAAACCAGACTACCCGTGATGATCTTGGTTCTAGGTTGTCTGGTTTGGCGACTGGCGCAGGCATGGCGTCAGGGTTTGGGCAGACACAGAACCTACTGTCGCAGGGGTTCTCTAACACCGCCAAACGAAATGATGTGACATCTGGCTTCGATCAAACGCAACGGCAGATCGCAGGCGGGTTTGCAAACACTGCACAGCGGTCAGATATGGCGTCCGGGTTTAGTAGTTTGATGGATCAGACTGCCAGAACCCAGAACCAAGTTAATGAAGGTTTTGCAAACACCCAAAACCAAATCAATGACGGTCTGGCGTCCACTCAAGGGCAGATCAGCGACGGGTTTTCCAACACCCAAAACCAGATTAGTGAGGGTTTATACGACACTCAAGGGCAGATCAACGACGGGTTCCATACCACCCGTAGTCTGGTCAATGACCGGGCAAACAAAACCGACAATTACGTCCGTGATGGGTTCCGGGATACTGCCACCCAACTTAATACAGGGTTCGCAGATAATCAGAGTATGCTGCAGTCTGGGTTTTCGGATACGTCCGCGCAGATTGCGTCTGGGTTCAGCAACAACCAAAACGCCATTAATGAAGGTCTGTCGCAAGCCAGTGATGCGATCTATACCGGTCTTGATCAGACACGTTCCGATATGAATACCGGCCTTGAGCAGAACCGTACCGCTATTACTGACGGGCTGAGTAATAATCAGGCTGCTCTCACGGCAGAGATTGATCAAAATCAGGCAGCGATTGATGCAGGCTTCTCTGGCACAAACGCAAATCTTCAATCCGGGTTTGATAGTACTAAGGGCTTGATGTCTGACGCACAAAATGTTATAGTAGGTGGACAGAACGCCATTAGTTCTGACCTTAGTACGATGTCGGATAACCTCGACACTTACTATGGTAGTCTGGCAGGAAAGCAGAATAGTATTCAGGGGGGTGTTAACTCCCTCACGAATAACTTTGAGGACTTCGACGACCGGTACACCGAAGATACTACGCTGGCTAATCAGACGCGGGCGGATATTCAGACGGGAATGCAAAACAACACCCAGAACCTGCAAGACGGGTTTCAAAATCTGCAGTCAGAAGTTCTCACCGCCCGCGATGAAGCTGCCCAAAGTAGGGCAAGTCTTATGGAGGCTGTGGGTGGCTCTACGGCTGCTCCGACAGCGGCTCAGACCTCAAACCAAGCTGCACCATCACAGGTATCGCCGGTCGAGGCTGTACGCAATGCCCTCCAGAAATTCTCTGGGAATATGGCCCCCGATGTCGCCCAGCAGTTTATGGAAGTAGCAAATGCCTTTGATGTCCGGGGTAATCTTATTCCGTCGTCACAAGAAGCAAACGGGGCGCTGACTGCGCGGGCAATGGATCGTGCAGGACAGCTTAACGTAAAGAAATCCGCCCCGGACGGGCAGCTTCTTGCAAACACTACAATCGACGCCCGTTCAATCTTCCAGCAAGCACTCAACATGACCTAAACAGAGGTTCAATATGCATCCCGAAAGTACCAGTCAGTCCGGTTTGGACATTATCAAGAAGTTTGAAGGCCTTCACCGTTTAGGTCAGGACGGCCTTGTACGGGCGTATCGTTGTCCAGCAGGACGATGGACTATTGGGTACGGACATACGAAAGGTGTACGCTCTGGCCAGAAGATTACTCCTGAACAGGCTGAACAATTTCTGCAGGAAGATGTCCAATGGTGCGAAGATGCCGTTAAGCGTCATGTACACGTCCCCCTGAGTCAACTCCAATTCGACGCATTGGTGTCGTTTGTCTTTAACCTCGGTGAAGGGAATTTTGCATCATCTACCCTTTTGAAAGTCCTGAACCGGGGGGAGTACTCTGATGTACCGGAACAGCTAGCACGATGGAATAAGGCCCGTGTGGATGGTGTTCTAAAGCCTCTACGAGGTCTTACCCGCCGTCGTTCAGCAGAGGCTGCTCTGTTCTCTATGGACGCTCCATTGGCCTCAGATGGGGGTGAGAAAATGCCTCAGAAGCCGGAGCCTACCGCTAAAAAACCTCTGCGTAAGTCTCGTACAATGGCTGGCGCTGGTGCGGCTGGTGTAGGCGTCACTCTTTCTACAGCGTCGGAGCAGGTCCGTGATCTGGTGCCGTACTCGGATACTATGAAGTGGGCATTCTTAGCCTTGGCTGTGGGTGGTATTGCGTTGACCGTTTATGCCCGCTGGAGTGACCATAAAGACGGCGTACGTTAGCAAGAGGTAACATAGCCATGCTGGGGTTCATCACTGGAAAAATCAAAACATGGGCCTTGGCAGCCGCGATGATTGCCTTGCCCATTCTCTACATCCTTGGCCGTAAGGACGGTCATAAGGCGTCTCAAGTCCGGCAACTTAAAGACGCGGCGGAGACAAACAATGAACGCGCTGACTTCTACAAACGTATGGCGGAATACCCAGACGACCATGGTCGCTTTACTCGCCATGATCTTGTTGAGCGGCTGCGGTCAGGCGGTCTCTAAGACTGAGCTGGACGTCTACTGCCCGGCTCCCACACCGTACTCCGAACACTTTAACTCGCAGCTTGCGGATGAGGTGGAGGCATTGCCCCAGACATCCACAGCTATACCGGAGGTAATCGGCGACTAT